AGCAGACTTGATTAAACCACCTGCACATGCAACGGTATAAGGTTGTGATGCTGCCATAAATTAAAAGTATCTTCTATCGTCTGTCATTGCACGAGGAGTAGGATTAATCAAATTAGATTTCATATTCCTTATCGCCTTCTTATAATCATCCATAGCAAAAGCTGCTTGTTGTGGAGATTCTTTAAACTGCCAAATGTAATATCTTGTTTTAGCAGTTATGACATTCGTGTATTGTTCGGGGAAGACAACTGTGTCTCCGTGTGCTACAAGTTTTGTAGGCTTTTCAAATGCATAAAAGTGTACGTTGTACTCTTTATCAGGTATTGGACTTAAACCAAACTTCCTTGCATCTGGTGATTTAATAACAAACTTAGGTTCTCCGTAAGCTTGTGTATTTGCATCATCTTCGTTTTCGCTGTCTCTGTAATATCTTTTCCAATCAGCTAAGTTTAAAAACTTTAATCCTCTAGAGACAAAAGGAGCTGATTCACCACTGACGTTAATCGTGGTTAAATAAAAATCATCCCAATCTATCGAAGCGTAATCATCTGCGATGCTTGAGCTACTTGCTTTCAGTTCGTACCATCTAGTACCTGCTGTTGTAGCTACGGTCACGTTTCCATAGAACGGGTCAGTTGCACCACTTTCACCTGCTGTGAGAAATGGTAACTGGGGTTCTTCATTTGCTATATCGAATATAGACTTGTTGATGGCATCCTTGACAAACTGTTGTAGACCTACAGCACTTGCAAAGTTTGCAGAGGTCAAAGGTATTTCGTTTAGTTCTCTAAGAACTTCGTTAGTTAAATCTAAGTATGTTGTTGCCATTATTTTTTATGAACCTTTTGAATTGGAAAGTTTGCAGATTTACTAGCTCCTTTATGAGCTGCATAACCTGTCTTAGGGTCTTTCATTAGTTTGTAAGACTTACCGGACTTCATCCAGTGATAGCCTTTAGGTGCTTGAACTTTCATTAACAGGGTTTAGCTTTTGGCATTCCACCGTCTTTATACATAGACCGTTTTACTTTACCACCACCCATCATTTTCTTTTTAGCCATACCACCATAACCGTAGTCACCTCTAGCCATTTCATTACCAGTTGGTTTTTTCTTCATATCTTTATGCATAATAAATTCCTTTTAAAAAGTGGAGGAGTCCGAAGACTCCCCCGGGTTTCAACAATTAGTCGATTAAGTAGAAAGCACCTACTATCGCTTCTGGTCTAAGTACCTTAGAACCATAAACGTGCAATCCTCTAACGATATCACCAAATGAACTTGGGTCTCTTAAGACTTCAGTTGAGATGATAGTTTGAGCAGTTGCAGTAGATGACATATGTCCAGCTAACACTTTACCAGTTGCGTTTGATGTCGCAGCGATATTGTTAGATTTGTACATATCAAATCCACGTAGTTTTCCACTTGAGACTAGACCGTTTCTTATAGAACCTTGACCAGCATTGAAGTCTACAGAAAGCAGTTTAGAACTTGATTGTCCTAGTTGCTCGTAGAAGTCAGGACCAGCAACAAACCAACGACCTTCTTCAGGTACGTTTTGTTCGTCAAGTAGTCTTGCCATTCTAGCCATAAGGTTAAGTGGGTCAGTTTCACTTGTTAAACCAATGTCAACAGAACCAGCACCGTCATATACGTTAGCAGCTAAAGCAGTTGCACTGTCAGCACCTAACACATGGTCAGGAGCAGAAGCAGATAAACCACTAAACATGTTAGCGATAACAGCAGCATCAAAAGAATCTTTCAATGCATAAGCAGCAGAACTAGAAGCTACTTCTTTGAAGTTGACGTGTGACATTTTAGTTTCAATATCATCTACGATGAATTTGAAAGCTTTAGCACTATCAACAACCAAAGTAAGTTCTTGGTCTGTTAGTTTTGTTGGCGTAGTATCTTGTCCTCTGGTATAATCAGAAACAGATATTACGGGTTCTTTAATGATTTTAACTGAGTCTCCATAAGCAGAAATCTCACCGGCATAGTCGGTGTTTGTAATAGCTTCTACAACCGAAGACTTTCTGAAAAAGTTTAAAACCTTTTTAGAATAAATCGAAGGTAGGAAGAAACTATTAGCCTGTCCACTTACGGAGTTTGCAAAGTTAGCATCGGTATCAGTTGAAGGTTCAAAATATTGAGCCATTTGATATTCTCCTAAGTTATAAAGTTAATAATTATGATTTTGCAATTCTGCCTTGTTGCATGGCTTCACTTATCTCGGCTTCGTGCCGATCAAATTCATCCATAGACATAGCTGCAATCTCCTTTTCAGTCCAAATTTTCGTTTGCTGTGGTTCAACCGTTGTTGTTTTAGTTGAGACCATATCAGCAGCAGACTTTCTGGACTTTTGAGAATTTGACTTCTTGGGTACATCCATACCAATATCACGTTTAAATAAATCTAAAGCTCTTGAAGCTAGATCAGCATCGTCAGCATTGTTGTATACCCAATCTTGGATAGACTTAGGCTGCTCTTTTGCCCAACTATGAAAATCATCACTATTGCGAATATCTTCAAAATCAGGATGCTTATCCATCAATCGCTTTTCAGCATCTTTACGAACTAATTCTTGCTCACGTTGTTGCAGTCTTTCAAGTTTCTCTTGCAAGTCTTTAGATTTCTCTTCAGCTTGAAGGTGAGAAACAGTTTCTACAACTTCGTAGACATCAGGATACTCTTCTCTAAACTTTTCAAGTTCTTCTGGAGATTTAGGAGCTTTATACTGAGGTCTGTTTTCAGCAGCCTTTTCTAATAACTCTTGTTCTCTAGACTTAAATTCGTTTAGTTTAGAGTCATAATGCTTTTTCAAGTCATCGTAACGTTTCTTGTAGTCTGGTCGCTTGTAAGGTTCATCCCTAGTTGCTTCCTGTTCTACAGGTTCTTCAGATACAGCTTCTACTTTTTTTGATTTAGCTTTTGGCTTTTCAAAATAAAGACCGTTAGCATCTTCAAAGTTTTCATCTATATCCGTGTGCCAAGATTTCTTTTGGTTGTAAGGATTGGCATTTTCCTCATGTACTTCAGTAGTCATATTCTTCTCCTACGGGGGCTTTCATTTAACAAGGTAGCTGCGGTGTGCACTTGCAGGGCTTGTCTTGTAAAGGTAGCCTTTCGGTTTAAAAATGATAGGGTGCTTATGACATAAGGTAGCCCTACCGTTAAGTTTGTTTAGCCTAAGTTTCTGCTCCCTCTGAGCATAGACTTTTTGACTTCTTCGTCTACTAAGTCGTTGACCTCTTGCTGTGAAGCTTGAGCACCTACGGTTGTCTTAGTAACACGAATGTCTTGTTGAGAAGCAGGTTGTTCAACCGGCATTACAACAGTCTCTTCTTCTTCAGGTTCTCCACCTTCAGCTAAACCTTGTCTTTCATCTGCTTTCATTTCTGCATCTTTCATCATTGCCATTAAGTTGTCAGCTCCGATTTCTTCTACAGACTTAGCAGTGAAGACAAATTCTCCATCAGATAACCTTGCGGGTATGCTGTCAGAGACTCCTGAACCCGGACCTTCAACAGGACCAGACCCAGCAAATTCTTGTGCAACGTCTATGACTTTATCGAATATTTCGCTAAGTCTATCGTTGTCTTGTAACTGTGACATTAGATACTCTTCTTCTTCGCTATCTAATGCTTCATCTAAAATAAAATCTAAGTATTCATCTTCCATCTCATCGTCTGGAAGCATGTCCTCTTCAGGCATCATGTTTTCTTCAGACATCATATCTTCTTCGGGCATCATCATCTCATCTTCTCCATGAGTTGCACCCGGCATAACTGTACCATCTGGCATAGTGTGTGTTGACATGTCTTCGTCTTGCAATAATGAACCACCTTCTTGATAACCCATACGTTCTACAACTTCAGGTGCTTCTTCTCTTAAAGCTTCTATACCCGGACCACCTTCTTTCATTCCGTATCTTTTTTTATCATCTTGTAATAACATTAGAGTTCCTCTTTTCTATTTACTGCTTCTTTAACCTGCTCCGGCAACTGCTCTAGGCGTACCAGAGAATTCACTCTCCCCTGCAACCGGAACATTTCCGATTCCGATGTTGCCACCGCCAGTGCCTGTAGGTCCAAGGTCTTGAGGTTGTGCAGGTGTTCCTGCAAGGCTTCCCATATTATTTGGTTGCCCGTCAACGCCTTGAGTTTCAGAGCCAGTTGCTTGTCCAACATTTTGCATTCCTATAATTTGTGCCATGATAGCTGCTTCTTCAGGGTCGTTTAAAACTTCATCTGGGTCTAAGTCTAAGCTATAAGCAAGTTCACTAATGAGTTTAGAAATTTTAACAAATGGAGCAACAGCAGGATTTTGTACAGTTTGTAAGAAAGTAGTTAGTCTTTGACTTCTTACTTCTTTCTGCATCAAGCTGTTTGTTCCAGTAGCTTTAACTTCTAAATCACCTTTGACATCTAGTGAGCCTTCAAAGAACTGCATGTTCCATTGAAAGAAAGCTTCTCCTAGTGGTCTTAATAAAAAGTCGTCAAGATTTTTAACGACTGTTTTAATATTTAAACTTGATGCACCTAACAACATGGACATACCCGAAGCAGTCCTTGTCATACTTTGTACACCTGTTTGTCCGTGTGAATAACTAGGTATGCCAGTTTGTTCGTCTGCAAGTTGTCTAAACTTGTCAAACATCATCATATTTTCTGGTGCTGTGTTAGGAAACTTCAAGCCATGTATAGCTTGTCCGGGCATACCAGCTTGTCTTCTAAATATCTTACCCGGATATATTTCCATAGACTGTCCACCAACTAAAGCAGACTCATCTACATCAAACACCAAAGACCCAGCCATTGCTAGGTTGTCTACAGCCATACGTGCATGACCGTTCATAATCTGTTGAGAATCATCCATGTTCTCAGCTACACCAATTCCAAAGAAGTTGTATGGGTTTCTTTCGTATGGGAAAGCGTGGTAAGGTATTCTATAAGGAGTAAATGGATTGACCACTGCTCTTAATAAACTGTTACCACACACCCAAGCATTAATTTGAACTTCATCTAAATCATCAATATCGTCTGAAAGTTCTATACCGACTTCACGTGCATACTCTGCATCCATGATTCCCCAGTATTCAAGAACTTCAAAGTTTGTTTGATAATCTTCATCAGCTCTAGCATCATCTTTTAATTGAGACTCAAAACTTTTTTCTTCGTAGTTAGCTCCCATTTGTAAACATTCACGTATAGCATCCTCGTTAAAGTAAGGCATGTTACGCAGTTGTCTAAGTTGAGATTTGTTTAGTTTATGTCGATGTACAACATACTCACACTCTTCAATGCTAGTAGCTCCGGGGTCTGGATAAAAATCCCAACAGCTAACAAACTCAATTCTAGGTACTCTAACCTCTAATGGGTTATAAGTTCTTTCACCATCTTCATCGGTATCCCACTTGTGAAGTTTCTTGTTGTAATTGAAAGGTCCTTTTACAATCCCTGTACCAAGTAGAGAAGATTCTAAAAGAGCATTTCTAATTTCTGATGAACCCTTTGATTCATCTATTTGATCGTGGATAAGTTTTTCCATTCTCCTTGCAGCTCTTTGTGCTGGAGAAATTTCTAATACAGTAGGTATTGGACTAAAGCCTTCAACCAACTGATCTTTTACTTTATCCTCAAGACTTTCTTCAAAGATTCCTTTTTGAAGTGTAGCTCCGGGTTTTAAAACTTTACCGTCACCTTCGTATCCAACATCGTATGGGTTTTCTATTCTGTTACCGATATCATCTGGTAACTCACCACCACCCATTGTGCTTTCAATGCCGGGTGCACCTGTTTGAGTATCTAGGTGTGCGTTAGCTAATTCACCTTCAGGTATTTTAGTTTCAGCAATACCAATTGGAAACTTACCTGTACCAAAGATTACATCAACTAATTGACCAAAAGCAGCTAGTACTTTTGTTTTGGTAATCTTTACAAAGATACGAGACTTTTCAGAGTCTCTAAATTTAACAGACTTGTTGTAAAGTCCTCTGTAGTTTTCGTATGCTTTAAGCCAACGATGTTCATCTGACCGTCTTGAGTCTTCAGCAACAGTAAATCTTGATTTAACAATACCAACAAGATTACTTTTTTGTTCTATTTTTAGATCAAGGTTTTTACCAGCTTCACCTTCAACATCCATGTAAATGTTATCAGCGTTTAAAAATGTATTGTCTTTTTCCATATGTTACTAATAACCAAATGTAGAATCAGTAGGTCGGTATATATCCTGCTTGATTCTTAACATCCTTGCATGTGGATGATCTAATCTAGGTCTGCTCATGATCATATACCTTAAAGCATCATAAGCATGATCTGCCGAATGAGTATCCACATCTTCAGGATTACTTTTCGACAAAGGTAGTCCTTGAAGTTCTTTAATAAGGTTAGTACACGTATTAAAGATTTGTAATCTTGGTCTACCTGTTTGCTGGTTAGGTCTTAAGTACTCATGTATTTGAACCTTACCAGCTTGTCTATTTTTATCAGCTCTTCTAAGTTTATGACCTTTTTGAATCAGTAACTCACCAATGGTAGGACCAGTATAACCAGTCCTTGACCATGCTGCTGTATCTAAGACACCAGTAATGGATTTAATTTCTGACTCTTCCATTTGAGTCAAAGTGTCTCCTAGTGCTTCACCGGTAAGACCTTTTTTGTATAATTCTCTATATATAATGAGGGTCTTATCCTCAGGGTCTATAACACCCCAGAGACAACAACTTTCAGAAGCGTAACCATAGTCAATACCTTTTAATCTTTCCCACCATGACGGTAAATCAAATGGTGGTATTACATGTACTGACGTATCAAATTCTGCGAATGCTGCACCTTCTGAAATATCCCAGTTACCTTCCAACAACTGTTTACGTTGTATGGCTGGTAAGGATTGCAACATCCTTTCATATTCACCGTCTTCAGCAAGGAAAGGATTGTCCTGTAATCTTGCTGGTATAAACTTTCTTGTTAGACCGTCTGAACCTCTAAAGCTTTTGTTTTCTTCTGCTGGTTCTACGTATCTCTTCTTTACCCAAGATGCACCTACACCACCCGGGTTAGCTGTACATCTTAAATAAGTTTTTAACTCAGGGTTTGTGGTTCTTAGCCTTGATGCTAAATAGTTCCATCCAAACTCTGTAGGTAAGTGAGTTATCTCATCAAAACCTATCCAACTGTACGCTTGTCCTTGGTAACGATAAACATCTGCATCACGTTCCAAGAATCCAAATTCTATTTTGGCTCCACTAGGGAATTGCCAAAGCTTTTCTACTTCTTTAAACTTTGCACCTTTAAAAGCTTTAGGGTACAATTCTCGAGACTTATCTATAATCTCTCTTAGTTCTGGCATAGACCTTCTAAGTATTAAGGCTCTATGCTCTGGTATGTGACAAGATCGCAATGGGTCTATTAACATTGCAAAACTTTTACCACCACCTGCTGCTCCACCGTAAAGAACATCTTTTTCGGATGCAGCTAAAAAGTCTGTTTGAGGTCCTTCGTTAGGCATGAATGCCACATGAGAACCTGTACTATCTAAATGTTTTTGTATCTGGTCAGGAAGCGTTTTACTTTCTGACTTAGTGATAACATTAGATGTTAAAACTTTCTCTTCTTGGTCAAGTTCTTTCTTGACTCTTGCTAAACTTCTTGTTAGCTTTTGAACTTTCTTTGACTTCTTGGTTAATTTGTTTTTAGCTCTTACTGCTAATTGCAAATCTGAAAGCTCTGAATTCTTAGGTCTACCGGGCTTACGCTTTGGTGTACCGTCTTTCTTTAGTATATAGCTCCCGTCAGGATTTGTCAAGTAGTTTTTAGGATTTTTTTCCCAATCTTCCATATATTTTATCTACGTATTTTTTTAATCCGGGTCTTGACATGCCTTTACCTGTTTCAGCTTCGAGCCAATCAATACCTATTCCTAGGCTAATTTCGTTGTGAAAAACAGACTCAGCTACTTCCTTAAGTACAGCCAACTCTGTTTCTACGGGTTTTAGATAACCATCAAAGTTTTCATCAAGCTCATAACCAAAAGGTATGGTTGAGGATGTTCTTCGTATATAGTTATCAGGAACAAACATTTAAATAATCCACATAACTATAAACGCTGATATAAAACCTATACCACACCATACACCCCAGACTTGCATGTCTGTAAGATCGTTGGTTTCAATCATACTATTTACTCTTTTTTCTAGTAGTTCTTTTAACATTTGTTTTCCTCTTTGTTTGTTTCTTTGGAGTTAGAGCTTTCTTGAATAACTTACCATAAGCTTTCTTTACTTTATCTAACCATTTATTAATTCCGTACATTACTTGTCCTTGTTCTTTTTACCAAAAATTCTATCCCAGTTATCTCTGTAGTCTTGGGTATAAAATCCGGGTCTTGGGTTAGCACCTTTACTGTCTGATTTTTTATAGACGTGGTTTCTAAATGAAACTGGCTTTTCGTCACTACCTATTTGTTTTCCCATATTACTTTACCACTTTACCTTGTCAGCCCAATAAGCTGCTGAGAGTTTACCTTTGGCTATGTTCTTTCTGTGTCTTGCTTTAAAAGATTTACGTTTAGCTTTCATTTTAGCTGACTCACCTGCTTTAGGTTTACCTGCAGTTTTAGCTCCTTGTTCACCAAACCTAATGGTTTTAATTTTATCACCGACTTTAGCCACCACAATGTGAGACTTAGTAGGATGATTGGGAGTACGCTTGGGTTGGTTGTAACCACTTACTCCTGCTCGTTTTAATCTGCTGTCTGCTTTACCACCTTTAGCCATTCTAAACTTTGCTGTTTTCTCTGCAATTTTTTCAGGTTGAGGTGAGTGTTGTTTACCGGCAGCTTTATCTTTTCGTTTAGCTGCTGTGGTAGCTGCGTATTCTGAATCACTTAAAGCTTCTCTGGCTTTTTCAGGTAAGTATCTTTCGCCTGTCTTACTAGAAGGTTCTCCAGATTTGGTACCCCACTTCTGTTTACCCCATTCTACTAATGACTTTTGAGCTTTCTTTAACATTGACATTATTTATATCCTCCACCAGCTTTCTTGTATGCTTTGGCTAGTGCTTGTGCTTTACGAGCAGACCACTTACCGGCTGCAGTACCGTGTGAAGCAGCAGCTTTTATTCGTTGAAATAGTCTTTTACGTAATCCGGGCTTGGTATAGTTACCTGCTTCGTTGACTTTTGATTTAGCCTTACCACCTTTTCTAAACTGTAATCGTTCTAATAACATTAGTGTATTGTCCTGTCTTCTTCTTTAGGAATAGTATTAAGGTGTTCTTGTTCTAACTCATCATCCACATAAATGCTGTCTAACTCACCCACAACCACCAAATGATTCTGGGCTGCAGCTATCTCTGCTTTTTCATAAGACGTAGCAATAATGTTAGGACCTGCAAAGGTTGTCCCGTAGGCTTCGATCTCAGTCAGAAATATCTTCATACTCTCCATCTTCTATATCTAAAGGAGCTTTATCTGGCATTAAAAAAATACCACCGGCATTCATGTTGTGCGTTACATCTACTTTATCTACTTTGGTTACACCTACTCTATCTAAAAGAGTCTGTGCTGCCGCTAGTTTATTGTTTGCTTGAATGATGGGTTTCTTAGAATCCATAATTTCTACAAGCTTAAAAGCTGCTTTAGGTGCTGAGTTAGCTAAAATCTCTTGAGTAAGTTCTAGTATCTCAGACTTTAAAGTCTTTACAACATGATGGTAGTGACTCTTGTACCCTGCAAGTTCTGCAGCCTTCTTAGCATCACCCTGACATTCAATCAGGTACTCAAGGAAAGACTCTTGTTTGGGTGTTAGCTCACGTTTTGTTTGAGCATTATTAATGCTTGGTAATATAGCCATGTTCTTTATTATAGCTTTACCTGAGAAACTTGTCAAGTTTTTAAATTTTTTTTCTCTACCTCTTGACAAAACTGGATTTAAGATGTATAATAACTTTAGTGCCCCCCGGGTTATAGCATACCTCAGAGCTACCTGCTCACATGCTAAAACAACCTCCATCACCCTTTAACTTATCCTCAAAATAATATCTATTTTACTATAAAGATTTTAAAGTCTTTATGTCTCGGGTTGTAAACTAGATATAGAGCTATCTGGTTAATGGGGTATTTGCTGTAAAATGTACAACCATGCTATAGATACATAGGTGGGTGGGGTGGTCTCCTGCCTACCCCTTCGCTGATACAACAACAACAACCATTTGGTAAGCTTCAAAGACTACAAAGTCCTAGGCTTTACTGTTAGTTCTTTTAAGCGATAGAATACTTTTAGAAATTTCTTAGACAAATCATTTGTTGGAGAAAGATTCCTGATATTAAAAGCTTTTCTAGCACTAGATAATTCCCATTTGTAGAAATTTCCAAAAGCTTTACGACAAAACTTAGCAGGTCTTGTAGTCTTTGAAGTCTGCTAGATTGGTGTTTCCAAATCTCCTAATGTATTTTTTTAGACTTCAAGGTGAAGAAGTTGTTGTATCACTACAGTGGACAACAATCCCATTAATAGTTTGTAGTGTTGCAAAGAAATAATATCAACTCTTGTATTTGAAAGATGATTTCTTATCCATAAAAGTCTCCCAAGTCTAGTTTACAATGCTATAAAGCTTTTGAAGTGTCAAATGTTTACAGATTTTCTCACAAGGCAATCGAAAACTGTAAAACTTTGAAAGTTTTTCGAAGCCATCAAAACTTTAAAACTCCTTCGGCATTTGCAACTTCAAAAGACTTCATAGCCTAAAGATGGCTAATTGGGAGACAATTATGAACAAAGAAATCATCATAGACTTTTCAAATAACAAGAGTATGATATTTAAATCAATTTCTTATGCAACAGCTATTATAACAAACTATTTTTATAATGGCATTGTTGTTAAGGGAATCCACTGTAGTGATACAGAGGACACACAACTCCTTCAAAATTACCTTGAAGGGCTAAATAAATCCATAAATACATAGGAGATAAATATGGAAACAACATTTAATATAGCAGACCACAAAGAAAGATTAGCAGACCCTGCTACTTTTGCCCAGTGTAAAGCTTTAGGCTGGAAATTTGGAAAAGAACCAAATGGAAAAATGAATTATGCTACTGCTAGTAGAGTGAGAGCTTGTTTACTAAACAGCAATCTAACTTTTAAACAAGCAAATGATTTGTTTAAAAAGAAATCTTTGCCTAAAAAGTATGCCGATTCTATCGCTGCTTATTTAGAAGCTAACAGCTAAAACTAAAGCCTTTAAGGACTTTGAAAAGAGTCTTTGAAGGCTTTTTTTATGTTGTGTTGTTGTATCCTGCTCAGTTTTAATGTTGCTTTCGAAGACTCAAGCAGTTTTTAAATCTGGCAAGGAGACCACATAAGATTAAATAAATTTAAGTTGAAGTTAAGTTGAAAGAAAGAAGTTTTAATTGGGGCGTGTGATTGATGGCGTTTTAAATTGGGGCGTGTAGTGGTTGGAGTTAAAAATTTTACATAAAATTTACATAAAAGTTTCTAAAATGTTACAAAATGTTGCACAAATGTTACAAAAGGTACAGGAAAAGGTACAGATTTATTAAATTTTTAATTAATTTAAACTTTTAAATTTTATTTTATTTTAAAATATTAAGTATATTTTAAGTATTGATACGCTTGACACCATGCTCGGCAAAGCGTAAAATGGGTCTCGTCTCGGCAACCATGCCTTGATGATTTTATTTTAGGAGATAAATATGAGTAAAGATATTGATACTAAAAAGTTCAACTCAAATGAGAAAGCCTTACGCTATATCAGTAAGTTAGGGTTTAGTTTAAAAGATCGTCATTGTTTCAAAGAGGACAGATCGTATTTATACACCAAAAAGTTTTCAAAACAACAGGTGTATCTAAGATCAACCTACGATTTTCTAAACGATAACACTATCGAAATGGGTACTGTTTGGACAGTTCAACAATTTATTAGGAGTTAAGTATGAGTTATGATATTAGTTTTGAAGTAGAATATAAAGAAGTTCATGGTGATGATACTTTCAACAGAACTGTTGCTGAGTTTAATCACACTTACAATCTATCCAAGTTCTTCAGAGACTTTTTAAACTTTGAAGATGAAGGCTTAGGTAATGTAGGCATCAATGGATTTTATGGTATGTTTGGTAAAGATGCTTGGTTTGTTTTAAATCAGGCTGTTAAAACGTTTAATCAATCAGACATAAATCATGATTGGTTTAAAGATTGGGCAGAAAAAGAATATAATCCTGAGAATGGTCATGGTAGTGTAGATACTGCCATGAAATTACTTACAGATATGATGAATACCTGTAAAGAATATCCAACTTCAGTTATTAAAATTTATTAATTTAAAAGGAGAAACTTATGGAAGACTTAGATCACTTTGATATTGTAGACTTTATAGAGTCTGTAATTGAACCAAGTGAAGCTGTTAAAGAAGCTGACGATAGTATCGAAGATGACATCGAGCCTATTAGTTTTTAAGTATTATACGCTTGACAGCATGGCTAGATCGGGGTAAAATGCACCCCACAGAACGACAGGACATTAGGTAAAAGAGCTGATAAATATTCAGATAAAATTATATAACCTAATTTCAAGGGACATGGAGAAACACCAGCGTAAATAAAGTTTAAAGATAACCTGCATGAAACTCCCCCGAACTATACAGACATCATTGCGATTGTATATGTAAATTCCCATTTGCTAGTTGATGGGTACAAACTAACTAGCACCTTTATTAACCTTTAGTTCTTTTGAACTATAACAACTATGGAGATAGATATGTCAAAATTGATATACAGCAGAAATGGTAGTGCGACTACTCAAAGCATTAGGAATGCATCACCTATGATTCAAGCAATATGGAATCAAGCACATGGCTTTGGTGCTAATATTGTAAGAGTCAGAGCAGAAAAGAATAGATTTGGTGCTGACACAGGTCGTACTTTTAATTCTTTTCATCATGAAAAAGTATCAGTCTACAAGCAAAAAGATCAAGTGCATGAGAGTAATGCCTTATACTTTGCTCAAAAGATACCTGTAACTAAAGCAAATACAGGTATGCAGATACTTGAAATTGCTTCTAATCTTGATGTTCAAGATACTTTGGATATCATTGATGAAATTCAATACTATTCAGAGACTTCTTTTCTAGGAAGACTTTGGAATCGTATTAGATATGGCACTCCCATGTCTATAAATTCCTAGATTAAATTCGGGGTAAGTGTGGGTATCACTTGAAAACTACCCATTTTTTAACGCTAATATTTATGGAGATATATTATGGCACAGATGAGAGTAAAAGACCAAGACCTAATCATAGAGCAGGTTGTAGAAAAAATTGAAGCTACTGAACTTGATAAGTTCAAAGCTCGTGAGGATGTTCAATCTATTCAAGGTGTAATTGAAACAAGAATTGAACATATTTCAGGACTTGTAAACCAATACAAAGAGCTTGAAGAAACTATCAAAGCTGACCAAAAAGAACTCGAAACTTTAGTCAAATCATTTCAAGAAGCTAATGGGTTTGAGACAGGGTTGTACTATGACAATCAAGGTATTAAATTACAGGGTGTTAGTTATGGATTCGGAGTTCCTACTTATGAGTTAGTTTGGAACTTACCTCACAGCACCAAGCGTGAGTTATCTACTAAACTCAGACTTCAAACTATGGGTGGAGACTTTGATGTCTACAAACTTATTGAGGAGTTGACAGCAGAGTTTAGTTCGTAGTATAATAATTTTGTAGTTAGGAGTGAGCCTTATAAAATCCTCTTATGTCTATCAGCATTTATGCGGTACGTTCATAAAGAGGTTAGGATAAAAGTAAATGAGAATTAAACCACCATGCACTAACTACAAATTGTCCGAGGAACTATCTGCGAGTTTCACAATGATTGTTGCAACAGTCGTGGAACTAAAGAGGAGAAGGACAAACACTCATCAGTTCCTAGCGTATGAGTATAAATAAAGTAATTAGGAGTA